AACTACCACCTACTGTTTTAGGACAACCTTCCAAGGATTTTAGTTCATTTTCAAAACAAAAAAAATAACCACCTACTGTTTGTGGACTACCTTCTAATGTCTTTAATTTATTATCATAACAACTAAAATCACCACTCACATAATTAAATCTAAGTGGTAAGTGTTTTAAGTCTTTCTCCCCTAAATAAACACCACCATCAACATCAATTGTTAAGTCATTGTTAATAGTATAGTTCTCTATTCTATACTTTTCACAAACTTGTATAACTCCCTCTCTTGTAGTTGGGAAGTTAAGACTTGTACTCTCGAATATTTTATAAGGTTTTATATGTTTCATAACCTATATATTAAATAGGTAAGTTGAGTTTGGTTAGGAATATATCCATTTCTTATTACCACAAGACCAGACTCTATAATGTCCCATTTCTTCCATTATCTCATGCTCAAACTTATTCTTATCATAGCCCTGTCTTACAAGCTTATCTTTTCTCCAATTGAAACGATGTTGTCTTATCTTGTTTACTACATACCAATAGCTAGGCTTTGACGTATGTGAATAGTTAAAGTCTAGTTTCTCATACAAATCTCCCTCTGATATCATATTGTCTGAATAAGATTGAACTTCTATGTACTCATAATTATTTAAGAAATACTTAAATAATTTACTAGCACCACCAATCACTGTAGTATGTACCTTATTACAGAATCTTGTCAACTCCCACATACCTTCTTTATTTTTACCACCTAATGCGAGTCTTAGCTTAGAAAAGGTCATTAATGAGCATATCTCATCGCCTGATATAAGTGCTAACCGAACAGATGATTTACAGTCACCCTGTAAGTGATTATCATCTAGAAATTTCTTGGATTCTAAGTAAGTTATTTCTTTAATATAACATTTTCTAGCACCAATTTTACTTGATTTGTTTAATTTGTTTAAAATAAAAGATTTACATATATCTTTTTTTATATTCCAATCATCTTCCCATATAGTTATTAGTCTTATACCAATATCCTTACATTTACTATATTTCTCTAAATGGTAGTTTTTACTTTTAAATTTATCACTATGCCAATACACACCATTGAATTCAAATCCTAAGTTTAACTCGGGTAAATAAACATCTATCTCATTAGGATTTATAACACTTCTGTCATTTTGTATTATAGTACCAGTGTAGTTGTCTTTTATAAAATAATATAACTCTAACTCACATAATGATGCCTTGCTATCTATCGGATGACATGTTGTACAGATTTCTCTATTATTATTAACTCTCCAATAGAATTGATGAGTTAGTATCTCAAAATGCCCCTCACATTCTTCACAATTAAATAATAAGACTGTCTTATCCCCTTTTTTGATGTCTACAAATTCACTATTACTATCATCTGATATGTGAGATTTTATTCTAGACTTATAGTTTTCATAAAATTTATCAATAGTTTTTTTATGTATATCTTTATTAGACCATGGATGTTCTACACCATATCTATCAAGGGATGTTTTTTTATATGATGCTTTGTGTGCATCTATATTTTTCTTAAAAGACTCGACTCTTCTTTTTAAGATAACATTGCTTTTACTTGGATTATCAACGTCCCAATTTTTAAGTAATGTTTTTTTTGATTTTGCCATTATATCTTTATTACACATAGGAGAATTGTGACCATACCTCTGGTTGTTAGTCTTTATTGCCTTATCCTTTATTATTTTTGACTCCGCTGGTGTTTTAGTCCCCCACTTACTTAAAGACTTTTGTTCTTTTTGTTTAATTATATTAGGATCAGATCCAATGCACTTGTTAGAGCAATAGTTATAATAACCAAGAGTCTTATTCTTAAACTTTGTTGGCTTATAGCAGTTAATATTCTCACAAATTGGTAATTTGTTAATATTATTTATACAAAGATATACTTTTTGTTTAAATGGTATATTATCAATATCGTTATCAACAGACCATTTCAGTATATATTCTAACTCTTTATGATGGTTTTTGAGCAAATAAGATTCTTTACTCATCTTACCAGACTTATCTTCTTTCTTAAATATATTTAAATCCATAATACATATTGTTTTATATATATATCAAATATACCTATTTTGTTTTAATAAAAAAGGGGATTATTTGAAATAATCCCCTTTTTATTTTTATTATTACCTATTTATAAATCCACCTGCTGATATAGCACCAGTTCTAAGGATAGTAATGTTATTAACAATGATTCCCATACTCTTGATCGGTTCAACAAACGAGTCAAGCACCCCAATTTGGTTATCTATTATCTCTGGTGTGTTATTTTCATCATCCATCTTATTAAAGAAGTTGAATAAACCATTCTTACTCACATAAGTCTCACATATAACATCTGCTCTTAGTTTAATTTCTGCTCTAACATCAGGAGTATTATACTTCCATTGGTAATCCAATAACATATTAGATAATTCTCTTTCAAGTTCTATAAGAACCTCTCTAACATGTATAAAAGATAGTGCAGAATTGAACAATGTTTGTGCTGTGTTCTCTGTCTCAATTATATATCCTCTATTTCTTTTGAAAACAATAGGGTTAATTTGTGCTTGATTTAAGAACTCAATATCTTCTTTAGTAAAGTCCATTTCTAGACCTGTGATATTTGTTATTCTACCATTTGTAACACCAGCTGCTATTGTCCAAGGTGTAATAGATGTTATATTAGAAATATGCTTTCTCATATAAGTTGTAGCCACATAAGATGCTGGTGGCATCTCTAATGGACGACCATTATCATTTACAGTAACATAAGGTGTGAAATACCCAACCGATGTATCACCTACTCCTTGTGGGAATGAATATCCAACTGGATTTAGACTTTCTTTATTACCACCATCTGCTAAGAACTCAACACTTAATACACCTTCCAAATCTGTAAAGTTTGGCGATTTTTTAAACTGTCTTAAAGAAGGCATGTTTATAAATCCAAATGCATCTAATCTATCTCCGCAAATATCTACCAATTGAGATTTAGAATTTTCTACTAATCCAAGTCCAAAAGAGTCAATTAAATATCTAAAATCAATAGCTTCTTTATTAGTTACTGCTTTAAATAAGGGAGTTCCTTTAGCTACTAAGTTTAGTATTCTATTTTGAGTTTCTTCTGTACCATCTGGTAATGAAGACTCCTTTACTTTAAATCCTTCAAAAACTAAACCTTTATATGTATTAGCATAATTATCTACTGATACAAATCTTGTTGTTTGTCTATCACCATTAAAATCTTCTTTTAATATTTCAGAATCACAAGTAAGTTCAACTAAATTAGTAGTAGTATTATATCTTCTTTTAGAAATAATCCTAGTTAATTCTCTAGGAGTTTTTGTAGATTTCAAGAAATCCCCTATTCTAACCTCAGTATATCTAGACCCATCTATTAATACCTTATTAGGTGTCTCAATGTAATTAACATCATCCTCTAATTCTAGAGTTTGTTTTAAATTACCAAGTTTTGATTTAACTGTAATAGATTTAGTTAAGTTATCACCGTCAATTGCCTCAGTCGCTAACATATCTTTACCAGTTGATTCAAAAATCATATCGCCATTAGCCTCTAAGTACATTTTCATAAATACACCATTCTCAACACCAACTTGGTCAAATGAATCTCTTGTGTTTATAACTCCGTCATTAAATGCATCGTAGAAATCAGAATATTTACCAATTACACCTTCTTCGTTTGATGCTACCTCTTCTTTAGTTTTAGCACCTTCTGATCCTAATATAAATTCATTATCTACTGTATAGAATACTAAGTATCCAGCAAGAACATCCACTAGTTGTGTTTCTGTTAATGGTGTATTCAATGTAAATTTCTTATTCTGGCTAGTAGCAGTAATTATATCTTCTATTGTTACATTTCCTAAGCTAACATTAAAACCAGTAGAGCCTAAGCTCATAAGGACTTTATCTTTGTTAACATTATCAATTACACTAACCAATCTGTTAAACATCTTAAATCTTCTAGATTGTTGGTAATTAGAAAGAGATACAGTTGTTGCAGTATCTAAAAATTCAATTTCAAATTTACCATTCTCTGTATAACTTACGCTATAATCAACACCAATCACCAAGTCTACAAAGCCAGCTACATCGACTGTTATGTCTTGTATATTTGATGACTCCGTAAATTCTGTACTATCTATAACTATTTCAATTTTACCTAATGCTAATTCAGTAATTGCTACAGGCATATTATTTCCATCATCACTATTCTTTAATGCTATTTCACCCTTTGTATTAACAGTTGCTACCGAACTATATGATACTGGACCACTAGTAGCCTCTGGGTATTGTGAAGCATCTAAGATTAATGTATAAGAACCATCAGTGATATCTATTTTTCTATCCCCAATAACTACAAATGCACCTTCAATAGCTTCATATGTTAATTCTATATTGCTAGCAGTTATAGCGAAATCAGTTCTTGTTAATCCAAAAGTTGATCCCTCTGCAAAATATGCTGTTCTATTATTACCGTTTTCAATATTGCCCTCTACTAATGGAGCAGGTGAAACATCAGTATCTGTAAACGCATGTGATGCTTGACCTGTGTAATTTGTTACACCACCCATTATAGCAGTTACATTACCAGGCAAGTCTAAAGGAGTTTGAATAAATTCAATTTCCTCTTTTAAAGTTTCATTATAAGACAAAAAGTCAATTGATTCTACATCTTCATCAGTTGTAGTATTTCCTAACAAGTCAATTAAACCATTATAAGAATCAACCTCTACTGCATCATTATTAAATGCACAGAATAAGCCAGTTCTATCAGTATCTCTGTTTATAATAGTTTCTATAAATATGTTATTTCCATTTGTATCTCTGAAAAAAGGAATAAGTGAAAGACCTTCATAGTATTCTAGAAGATTAATATTTCTATCATTAGCAAAATCTCTTACTCTTTCTTTTATAAGACCATTATTATTGAAATAGCTACTCCATCTGTTATCAACCGCTAGTGATTGGTAATCTGACCAATCCCCACTTACTAAAACAACATCTACTAGGTAGTCTGCTGCGTAGTCTTTACTAGATACATATGGTGGTATTCTATCTTCTGACC